CTCTGTATAGTTTCCAAAAGCAATCCTAGAGCCTATAAGCTCTAATGCCTTAGCTTTATGTGGTACATTATCATACGTTCTAAATAGCTCCTCATCGGGAAGTGCAACCAAGGATTTACTATTTGTAAATGTAAATGACTCAGTTGTATTATCAAGCCAATCTTCATCCTCCTTATTAAATGACTCTATTATATATAGAGTGTTTGAGTTAGACTCTTTAAATACTAGCTGCACATCTGTAACCCTCTCATCACCCGTATCAAAATCAATCTTAACAGCGTTGAAAGCATTAGACATACCCTTATTCTCCATGGTCTGATAATCTAAATCAAAATCAGATGGTGAGAACTGGTAGTTTGTAAATGAGGATAAGGCACTATAACCCCCATCTAGATACTTATATCTAGTAGCGAAGGTTAGGAACTTATTCTCTATATTATTCTCAGTTGTTACTGCTGAGTATGTAAGCGTTGCTGTGGGTGCGTATTTAGGTGGTCTCTTGATTAGAGCTATATCTAATTCAGAGAAGCTGTCTGCACCATTAGTTAAATGATTAGCCTTAGCTCTTTCTACGTTATCAACCCTTGGTGGGTTTAAATCATCTGTCCATAATAGTAAATCTCTGTCAGAGTCTTCATTAATAATTTTAATTACACCTGTTATTAAATAATTTTTATTAAAGCCAAGAACCCCTCCTGCAGAAGATTCTCTAAGTATGTTGGTTTGACTATTAGGTATGTCATACTCAACAACTAAATCCTTCTCATCTGATGTTACAAACCAATATAACTTTTGATTAGAGCCATCTGAATAAGCACCTATGGTAGTAGCACTGTTGGATAACCCAAGGGTTGTTAATTGGTAATTACCCTTAACATTCTCTATAGCACCAACATCAGAACCTTCTGAATTAGCCACTCTAATATTTAATGCATCTGGATACTGCCCTTTAGGTAGTAACCTCTCATCAATATCTTGGTTAAGCTTACTTTGAACAAACGTGTTCTGTAACTTCATATTCTTATAATATTAATATAATTTCTCTAGCATTCACGATTGTGAACTTGTCTTTTTCTACATCTACTTCATAGCCTGCTGTAATTGGGACATATACAACATCACCTACAGTAACCTTTTCATCTCCGGACTCAATAACCTCAAGTCTTTTATAAGCCTTGTTCTTAGCAGGTATAATTACATTACCAACCTTTTGTACTACCTCATCTAGATTCTTACAACAGACGTTGCTATTTAACATTTTCATAATTTTCTATATTTAATTTAACTCTTATTTTAGTTTTTGGTCTATTTCTAAACTTAGACCCCTTTAATCCATCTGTTAGCACCTTTGAATATCTGTCTTAACTCATCCGGTCTTATGGTCTGCATTCTCCTCTTACATATTCTTCTGCTGTTGAACCACTCCTTTCTAGCAAGTTGTTTGGCATTTGCAGGGACGTTTCTACGTCTCTCTATAAGCTTCCAATATATCCAATTGTATACAGCATCCTCTGCAAACTTATGTATCCTTAAATCAGCTTCTGCTCTGCCCTCACACCCTGTGTAGAGACCGTCTGAGACATATTCTAGCACCACTGTTTTTCCAAATACTTCTGAGCCAAATTTAATTACACCTAGGTTCTTGTCTATTTTATATGAACCATTACCGAATACATTAGCAAAGTTCTTGTTAGGTTGGAACACTTGAGCATCTGTAAACTGCCATGAATATCTAGGGTCTACAATAGCGTTGGATGTAGGTGATGCTTCCCCTGTAGTTGTATCCAGTGGTAGAGACTCATTATAAGCCTCTAGAGCACACCCGTCTGCATCAAATAGTATATCATAGGTATGTGACTGTAGATAGTCCTTAGCAATGCTTATTTTATCATTTGTAGCCATGGGTTTTAATAAGCCATCGCTACCTATAAATGATATTCTAACATAGTTCACAAAATCTGGGGGTAATGTAACTGTAAGTGTGGGGCTAAGGTCTATAGCGACCCCTTTAATTTCTTGCACAGCATCGAAGTAAAGCTCTTTAAAAGCTCTACGTGCTTGGTAAAGAACTAAATGTCTTGGTACATTTGATGTAAAATCATCATCCTGTCCGGACATTATATAGTTATTTACAATATCTTCTAATGTTACGTCTTGGTAGTTACCGTGAAGGTCTTGGTCATCATAGTAATCCGCACTTGGTATAATATCTATTGGCATGCCTAGTTATTTTCTTGTTTAATTTTATCCTTCATTATCTCTGCTACCTGTACAACCTCTGCTTCTCTTAGGTTGATACCAAAATATGTAAGCATCTTAAGTACTATATTTGTAAACTCTGAGTAGTCTAACTCAAAATCTTGGAAAGACCCATTAGTAGGGTCATATAATTCCTTACCACCTACTACGGTGTAAGTCCATTTTGGGTCTAGTGGCTTTCTTATATACCTTACATTTATATTAGTGATAGTGGTTGGGTATACTTTAATTGTATCTTCCCCTCTAAACTCAAACACGGGGTACAAAGCTGTTGGGGCTGCCTCTGTTCTAAGTAGTGTTACTATCTGGTTTCTATCAGCCTCTTCAATAAGTACTCCTGCAGTGGTTGATATTCCTCTATCCTCTATTTTATATAAGTTACTAGGGAATGTAGCTATACCTGCTGTGACGGTTAGGTCTGAATCAGTTGCAAATCTACCTATATCTGAGTTTAATTGTAGGCTATCATTTGCATAACCCCTGTTTAACAAACCTCTATTTGCCTTATTCTTCGCCATGTTTGATTCTGGGAAGTAAGACCTAAAGATTTCATTCTGTACATTGATAGCCAACAGGTTAAACTCTTCGGGTGAGATATACCCTTGGTTCTCCTTATTGATTACAGTCAATAATACTTTATAAATTGTATCAATCATATTTTATGTTTTAAGTGTTACAAAGATACTAAAAAATAGGAAGCGACGAAAAAACCCCACAATATGAATTGCAGGGTTATTCTAATTATTTATCTTGAATACTAGCTTCTTCTCTTAATCTCCTCAGCTACTAACATACCTTCCTCTGTTCCTAAGAAGTCGGCAAAGTACTCCACCAACTCTAAACCTCTAGGGGCAGTTGCTATAGTCTTGTTATCTCTAACCCAAACCATTGATTTGTTATTAGGTGATTTTTTGATTATAGCCTCTTTTATAGAGCGTAATACAAAGTATTTTCTGTTAATGTAGTCATCCTCAAAGATTGTTATCTTGAAGTTGTCATCTGCAAAATATAGAGGGTTGTTCTCTATCTCTTGGTAGATACGTCTCTTAAGTGATTTAGGTGACATAGTTGAAGCTTCTTGAACATTGTTCTCTAGTACTGCTACTACAGCTTCGAGCTCATATATACCATCGTCCTCTTCTAACTTATTACGTACTGCGTTGTATAAGTCAATCTTAAGGTCATCAATTATTAAATCAGCTTCCGCTTCTTTTTCATCATTTACTTCCTCAAACCATGTTCCACCATTTGCGGTATTATCTGGATGTGCATCAAGGAATAGTTGTGTAATCTGTGCCTCTCTAGGAACACTTAAGTAACCGTACATAAAGATAATAGGCTCTACTAAAGCAAAGTCCGACTGTTTATCTGCATATATTGTTGGTTCATTAGGGCAGTGTCTTATTGGTCTGCTAACTCCTTTTTCTTCATCAAATACTAGTAGATTCTTCTCTCTACCTACCTTGATAATAAAAGCTAAACCGGAACGGTCATCAGCTAGACGATATTCTTTTGCTACGAATTTTTTTGGAGGGGTCGTAACTCTAGCCTCTTTCTTTGGTGCAGATTTAACTGCTGCTTCTTTTGTTGACATTATATTATATATTAAATTAAAATTGATATTAAAAAATAAAAAAGGGGACAGGATTTAAGACCCATCCCCTTTTGGTAATTATATTACTACTATGCTCCTTCGAAAAGCATAAAGTTGTTTGCACCTGTAGTACAAAGCATTCTTTCAGATAAGTGATGAACTTTCATTACATCCTCGTCATCTGTGTAAACACCTCCAACAGTACCTGTTACCCAAGTTTTGTATTTTCTGTTTTCAGCACCTGCTACACGATACTTTTGTTGTAAGAATGGTACAGTGATTTTCTCACCACCACCTTTACCGTTGTACTCACCTTCGTAAACTTCTTTAGTTCCAACAGGAATTAAAGTTCCACGGATTTTACCTGCAGCAGCAGCTACAGCTCCTAAAAGAGTTGGGTCGTTAAGCAATTTC